CTATATGATGGAACATGCTCGAAAAATATAAAGAATATAGAAAATCTGTAGCTTTGTAGCCGGAAGAAAAAAAGGTGAAAGATATGAGTAAAGTCTTAGATTACATGATAAGAAAATATAAAATTGAATGGACAATCAACATTGAAGATATTGACAAATGTGTGTGCTTTATACATGAACCGAATGATAACTGCATCCGGGTAAATATGTTTTTAAATTCATTTGATCAGATAGAGCCAATGAAAGAAAAGGCTTTACATCATATTAAGACAGGAAAAATGTGTGAAGGGAGAATACAGATATAATTATGAATCACTATGAAGCACTTGTAAAACATCCATATGTTGAAAGACAGAACAAAATGTTTATTCTGTTGAATAATGCAGAGCCGGAAACAGTAGAAACGTTCATGATTGTATTGGATATTGCTGAAAAGCTATGTACTTGCAGTGAAGAAATGTATATGAAGCTACTACCAATATTTAAAGAATTTTTATTCGTTGGTAGGTGATGCAGATGCAGAAATTAAATTTATCAAAGAACAGAGAAAGGAGTTGTTGGGAATATGAAAAAATTTATAACAGATCAAAGTAGAGAAATGACAGCTGCGGTTGATATGATTGGATTTATTCAGATCGGTGATGATGGCAGGTCTATCAATACAACATCATTGAACCTGTTGCAGATCGTAGCGGAAAAACATGAAAATGCTTCTGTACTTAATTATCACGAACTTGCACGTTATGACACGGCAGACCGGACAAGAAAAGTATATGATATGTTTTTGGACTGGCTGAACGCTGACACTGGGAATACCGTTTTTGTTTTCCCTGTATGGGATGAAGAAATAAATGATTTCAACCCATCTTGGAATGATCAGCATAAACGACAGATTCCAGTAGTTTAGAAAGGGCGGTAATAGATATGACACAGACAGAAAAACTAATAAATGAGATCAAAGAAATGCTGTTTTTGTGTAATCTTGTAGACTTGAAATGTATTCATAGCATGTTAAGTGAACTGACGAAAGATAAGAGAAAATAGTTGTACAGGCTCATATAACCGCTATTTTACAGTGTTTCAGCGGTAGGCGGTAAATTCTTCATTACGGTCTGAAAAGCGGCTATATGAAAAAATAACTTACTATTTCGGGTTTCGCTTACGTGCGTGCGAAAGGGGTGAACAATATGAAATGTATAAACATTAAACAATTCAAAGGAAAAGTAAAACCGGATGCTGAAAGTGTAACATTTACTGATGATACCGGAAAGCAAAATACAATCGAATTTTGTTATCAGAAAACCGGATTTGGAAAGAAGCGGTTTTTAATGTGTCCGTACTGTTCTAAACGTGTTGAAATATTGTATCGTTCAGAATCCGGTTATAAGTGCCGGGACTGTCTTGGAATTAAGCCATATAAGGGAATTAAGAACATGACAAAAGGTGGTGCTGATGAAATAGCCTATAGAATGAAACAATACGCATATAAGCATGATATAGCGTTTGAATTTCCGTTTGATTATACAGTTTTTGGAAATGATGAACGGTCAAGAAAACAGTCATTCAGGGATAAGCTGATTGTATTGCAAGGACTTGAAAATATGCGGTTTCAGGCAATCATGGGAAAAACAATATATTCTTCAAAAGTAATATCAAGCGTATGCCGGGGAAAACACCCACTATTGAAAGCTGTATCATTATATGACCTTAAGAACTGGATATATAACTGGAATACAGGAAAAGAAATCATATTGTATCATCCCCGGCAAATAATCAAGTAAAGAGGTGATAAAGTGACAGGTGCAGAAAAGTATTTAAGATCATTGGTTGATCAGAATGAGTATATAACAAATATGATCAGACGCAAGGAAGAACTAATTGAACGGTCAAAGACAATCAAAACGGTTGATACTTCCGTTGAACGTGTTCAGACCAGTCACAACACTGACCGTATTTGTGACATCACAACAGAGATTGCAGCATTGGAACAGGAAATTGAGGAAGAAGATGCCAAACTTTGGAAATCAATGTATGAGTTTAAGCAGTTAATAAATAATGTGCATGATATAGCTTATATAAGGGTTCTGAATCAGATTTATTTTCTGTTCCATACACCTGAACGTGCTGCACAAGAATTGAAGCGGTCAAGGTCATGGATATATACCAAGCATGAAGAAGCAGTAAAAGCATTTGAACAGGGAAATGAAGAATTTTTAAACAGGTGGGTGATAGAGCAAATGAACAATAGTGAACAGATTGAACAGTTAATGGATCAGTTATATGAGATTCAACAGAAGAAACAACAGGTTGAAGATGAAGAATCAGAGATCAGAGCCACGTTGTTGGAAACTATGAAGAAAGAACAGATTGAAAAATTGGAAAATGTGAAAATCAAGATCAATTACATAGACAAATCTTACCGGAGAACGGTAAACGGTAAACTTCTAAGAGAGTTATACCCGGATGCATTCCGGGAATGTACAAACAGATCAGAAGTACAACCCCATTTGAGAGTTCAGATGATGTCAGCATGACCGGAGAATTAAAAGTTGAATATGTTGTTGGTGGTACAACTGTAAAGCATTATATGACCCAATTACAGCTTTCGGAACTACTGAAAGACACAGATATTATTCTATTGTCTGTAAATGCCCCAACAGTTAAACGGTACAGAAGAAAGAAACGATAGATCAGCGGAATACGCAGGAAGGTGATATTATCAGCAAGAATGAACAAGCATTGAACAAATTGAAATCTTTGGTTGACCTAGACACTTATATAAAAATGTCTGTAATGCTTGCCGGGAAAACAATTTATTTTCCGGCAGCAGGTACACCAAAAGACAAACAGGAAAGAAACAGGGCAATATGTCAGGCATATTATAACGGTGTTGGTGTTCCTGAATTGGTTGAAACATATGGATTGTCAGAACGTCAGATTTGGCGAATTATAGGACGTAGAGCGGTATGAGAGTACCGTTCTATTTTTTTTCTGTCATGTTCTAAATAATTGTCAGAAGATTTATAGAAACTATCTTGATATACTTGTTTTATAACAAATGCATCAAAGAAAGGTGGAACAATATGGAACTGGAAAAGTATATCAAGGTTGTAAGAGAAGCAATTAACACAGGATATTATGATGTTCAAGATGCTTTGATGAACCGTGATGAATCATTGAAAAGACTTAAAAATAAGGGGTGGAAAGATGACGAAACAGCCTATCAGCAGGAGTATCAGAAAATTATTGATACATTCAATCAGGAAATAGCTGATACACAGGCAAGATATGAAAAAAAGCTTCAGGAACAGAAAGATGGTTACATGAAAGAGGTAAAAGAGTTTTATGCTTCTGATGGTAGCCGGATTGATCTGAACTTTATGAATCTGATTAAAGCAGAACTTCCGTTGACTGTTGAAGAAATTACAGATGCAGTTATTCAGAATGCTGACAACCCAACAATGATATGGGTGATACACAAGTATGTATTAGAGCGTAATGCACATTTACCGGAACATAAAAGAATCAAATTAGAGAATAAGTATCAGGCAGCATTTTATAAAGCAGATTCGCATGGAAAAAAAGAAGAAAAGATATTTGATACATTTATCGGTCTTGCAGCTTATGCAATAAAGTACCCAAGTGAAAATTATACGATCTATTGGCAGAAATTAGATGAATATGAGGAAGATGCTATTTTAGAACTTCTTAAAGCAACGCTGATTATTGATGATCAAACACAAGAACGTATTAACGAGATTGAAGCACAGCGAATTGAAAGGAACAATGAAAAGAATAAAGGTAAGACACCGGATTTCTTTCATGGTGCGACCATCTTTTCATAAATAACAGAAAGCAGGTGAAAGAATTTGTATACAGAGGAAAATTTAAAAGAAAAATATGATGAATTGCGACAGAAAATTGCATTAACAACAATTACCGATGAAGCATTCAATGAGATTGAATCAGAACTTTTAGAGTTGGAACACAAAAGGGGTGTCGTGAGAAATCAGATATCAGCTTTAGTGGCACAAGCACAGGGAATGTGTAAATTAGATGCAAAGGTTAAGGGAGCTGTAAATAGCTTATACAGTGAACTGAATGCTAAGAAACTGAAAGATTCCGGTGTTGATCTTACAGATGAATGTGAATTTTATAAGTATCAACAGGTACTAAACAGACAGCTTAGTTATGGGGATTTCTTAAAAGTTGAATCAGGAAAAACAATGGCTTTAATGATGCGATAAGAAGAAAGGATTTAGATAAACATGAAAAATATTAGATTTAAAGAATTAGTAACTGACAACGTTTTTGATTTTTGTGCCGTGTTGAGTGCAATCGGTTCAGATGAAATCATTGGACTGTTCGACAAAGAACAGATTGAGAAGATTCAGGAGAAATCTATTGATCTGAAAGATATCGGTGTTGTAATGGCAACAAAGATTTGTGGTGTTCTGATCAGAAATCTTGCCAAAGCGAGAAATGAAATTTATTCATTCTTTGCCGGGTGTACGGAACATGAGGACAGTACAAAGGTGACAGTTGATGAACTGAAAGAAATGAAATTTACAGAATTTATTAAAATCGTTCGTGCATTCTTTGGTGCTGCTGAAATCATTGCATTTGCAAATGATGTTGCTGACGCTATGGGTGTGAGTGCAAATCAGGAAGAACAGGAACAGACTATTACTGAAAATCCAACAGTTTAATGATTGCCATGATACATAGTAACAGATTAAGGAAAGGGGGTGGCTAATCGTTGGATATTTTTTCGTTGGTCGGAAAAATAACGATCAATTACGCTGATGCGGTGAACAACATTGAAAAGGTTTCAAAGTCTGCAAAGGACACAGCTGAAACACTGGAAGATGTTGATAAAAAGGCAGATGGTGCAGGTGATTCAGTAGAAGATGCCGGACAAGCTGCCAAGAATGCAGACAGTGGATTTACGACATGGAAAGCCACGCTTGCGAATTTAGCATCTACAGCAATCACAAAAGTAATTTCAGGATGTACACAGTTAGCTGAAAAAATGGCAGATGTGACAAAATCAGCGGTTGGTCACTATGCTGAATATGAACAGTTGGTTGGTGGTGTTGAAACACTATTCAAAGACAGTTCCGGTAAACTGATTGACTATGCTGAAAAGGCATATAAGACAGCCGGGATGAGTTCAAATCAGTACATGAATACAGCAACGTCATTTGCTGCTTCACTGATTCAGGGTCTTGGCGGTGATACTGCAAAAGCGGTTGAACTGACCAACCTTGCTATCACAGATATGTCAGATAACGCTAACAAGATGGGTACTGACATAGGTTCTATACAGGACGCTTATCAGGGTTTTGCAAAGCAAAATTACACGATGTTGGATAACCTGAAACTTGGTTATGGTGGTACACAGTCTGAAATGATCAGATTGATAAATGATTCAGGTGTACTTGGTGAAAAGATTGAAAGTTTGGATAACGTAACGTTTGACCAAATGATTGAAGCTATTCACAAGATTCAGGATAACTTAGGTATAACCGGAACAACAGCACTTGAAGCAGGTACTACAATATCAGGTTCATGGAGTTCAGTACAGGCATTGTTTGAAAATATCCTTACAAAAGTAGGTTCAAAACTTGCACCTACTGTTATGGGATTTTTACAGCAGTTGTCAGACTGGATGGAAACAATAGACTGGGATGCGTTTGCAACGTCTGTCGGTGATGCCCTACAAAGGGTATTTGACTGGATTCAAAAAATTGATTTTACAACATTCTTTGAAAAAGGAATGGACGGTGTAACAGAGTTTATAGAGGGGCTTGGAGATTTTGCAACCAAAGCAATAGAAGTGATTGGTGATATACAGAGTTTTATTGATATCCTCATTACATTATCACCGATTATTTTAGGAGTTGTTACAACGCTTGGTTCACTGGCGGTTGCATTTAAAATCGGAGAGATCATTGACAGTGTGAAAACTGCAATGACCGGGTTATTTGCTGCAATGTCAGCTAATCCAATCGTTGCGGTGATTGCTATAATTGCAGGTCTTGTTGTGACACTGGTAACCCTTTGGAATACAAACGAAGATTTTCGTAATGCAGTGACAGCTATATGGGATTCAATCAAAAATGTATGGGAATCAGTCAAAGAAGCGTTTGCAAATTTTGTTGCAGCTATTGGTGAGAAAATCGAAGCAGTTAAAGAGTTCTTTGGAAACCTGAAAGATGCTGCATCAGAGAAGTTTTCAGCAATGAAAGAAGTTGTTTCAGAGAAGTTTTCACAGATCAAGGAAACAATGGGTACTACAATGCAGGCTGCAAAAGATACGGTATCTGAAAAACTGCAAAACATGAAAACTGCATATTCTGAACATGGCGGTGGAATCAAGGGAATTGCAGCAGCTGCAATGGAAGGTGTAAAAGGATATTATTCAGCCGGGTACACATTCATTGATAATCTGACAGGTGGGAAATTGTCGGCAGTAGCCAATAAATTCAAGTCGAAAATGTCAGAAGCAAAACAGGCAGTTTCAAACAAGATATCAGAAATCAAAAATTCATTTTCAAATGGTCTTGGTAATGCCTATTCGACAGTTACTAATATACTTGGAAATATCAAGAATAAGTTTTCTAATATCATGGATTCAGCAAAGAACATTGTAAGTAACGCTATAAACAGAATTAAAAGTTTCTTCAATTTTTCGTGGTCATTGCCACATTTGAAATTACCACATATTTCAATCAGTGGTTCTTTCAGCTTGACACCGCCAAGTGTACCGCACTTTGGTATTGACTGGTATAAGAAAGCAATGGACGATGGTATGATCATGAATCAGCCGACTATTTTCGGTTACAATGCTAAGTCAAATCAGTTCTTGGCAGGTGGTGAAGCCGGAAGTGAAACGGTTGTCGGAACACAAAGCCTTATGGACATGATCAGAGGGGCAACACATGACGGTGTGGTAGATGAAGTGCATTCATTACGTCTCGACCTCAATACGTTGATTGAATTTTTGTATAACTGGTTGCCACAGCTTGCGAACCTGAAACTGGTAACAGATACAGGAGTGCTTGCAGGTGAACTTGCCCCGGCAATGGATGAAGAACTTGGTAAGATTTTTGATAAGGAAGGGAGAAGATAAGCCTTGATTCAGGGTGTTACATTTGGAATTAAACACAGTTATGAAGATTTTGGGCTTATCCTTTCGATTTGATACGATAATCATATAACATCTAAAAAAGCAAAGGTACACAAATTCTACACCTTTGCTTTTTTATTGCCTATATGACCGTTATATAAGTTGTCAGAAGTATGTGAGCATGATATTATTAGAAATAGAATTGTTGGAAGGTGGTAACTAGTTGGATGAATGCTATTTTAGAAGTTCTTACAAAAGATAATATAGCTTTTTTTGCAGATAAGATTATTCCTATTTTGACCTTGTTAGGTGCTGTTTTCGCAGCTATTGCAGCTATTTATAAATATTTTAATGAGAAAAATAGAGAGTTTTATATGTCGGTATTAAATGATGTTTATGAACCATTGTATGAAGAAATAGTAAAAATGGAATATGCACGAAAATGTTTAAAGAAATCTCTTGATAAAACTGATGATAAAGTGAAAGTAGATGGTAAATTATTAGGT